ACCAAAGCGAAACAAGCCGCGAACCGCGAGGCGAACTTTATCAGTTGGCTCGAATTGTTCTATGACACATTCGGAGAAAAGGTCGAGGAGGCTTTGCGTCCTTGCGTGACAACTGCACAGGCTGCCGGATTCGCTGAGGGTTGTGACGTTCACGAACTCACGCAGACGCATATCATGGACTCGATCGACAGACTGCTCAACGTCACCGAGTGCAAACCCGAAGAACTAGAAACCAAAATCCTCTTGGAAGTCTCAACGTGGGACGTCCGAGTCGATGACATCATTAATCGAATAATGGAGAAAAGCTGATGGCGAGTAAAATATATTTATATGGCACTGTGGGTTATGACATCGATGCGAATTATATGCGATTAGCACTCGACGAAGCGACCGACGGCGATCTCGAATTGCGGATCAATAGCGGCGGCGGCGATGTCTTCGAAGGTCAAGCAATCTATTCGCTTCTTGAATCCTGGAAGACGACAACCGGCAACAGAGTCATCGTCTACATTGACGGAATCGCTGCCTCAGTTGCCAGCGTGATCGCGATGGCTGGCTCTGAGATTCACATGAGTAGCAACGCCTTGATGATGATACACAACCCCTGGACACCTGCGGCTGTCGGCGGGTCGGACGACCTGCGTGACCTTGCCAACGTACTCGACAAGATTCGCGAGACGATCGTCACAGTTTACGAAACCAGATCGGGCATCGACCGCGATGCGATCGGTTTAATGATGGATGAGGAGACATGGTTCACGGCTGCCGAGGCTGTCAACTTTGGATTCGCTGACCAGATCGTGAACGCGTCAGAGGAAACCGTTGCATCAATCAAAGCGTTCAACTATGTCAACGCTCCCGACTGGGTTCATGCTGTTGAGCCTGTCGAAGATGATGCCGCCGAGCCGGTTGCAGTCCGTCGAAGTCTCGCAAAAGCTAAACTCGCCGTCGAGCGTTGTTGCAATAAAACCAGCAAGAACTAAAAACAAGGAATAAGCCTAGCACTTATCCAGTTGCGTCGGGTCGTCTCCTCATTAGCGGACGCGAGAACCGTGACACCCAAACCTAAAAATCAAAATCAATCACAGAAGGAATTTGTAAGATGACATTAGAAGAAATCAGAGAACGTATCGTCGAGATGCAAGAAAAGATGCAAGCCGTGATCGCCGACGCCGAAGACCTTAATCGCGAATTGACCGATGACGAAGGCGAAGAAATCGACGCCATCCTCGAAGAAATCGAGAACAAGTTGCGACCGCGAGAAGCACGCATGGAAAAAGTCGAAGCTGAAAAGCAACGCATCGCACTGGCTCAGACTCCAGTCGTCGCTGTGCAAGCCTCGACCTCAATGCCTGCTGTGCCAAAGTCGCACCGCAAACTCCGAGCGTTTGACAGCAACGAAGACGCCTATCGTGCAGGCTTGTGGTTTAAGGCTGCGTTTTTGAACGACAGCGAAGCCAGTCGCCTTTGCAACGATTATGGAATTTTTAACACAGCAACCGAAGGAACCGACTCAGCCGGTGGTTATCTTGTGCCGGATGAATTGTCCTCAGCCATTATCGCAGTTCGCAACCGTGCAGGCGTGTCTCGCCAACTTTGCAAAGTTGTCGGCATGTCGAGCGACGTGATGAATATCCCGAAAGTGACCGGAGGATTGACTGTCGATTATCCAGCTGAAGCCGCTGCAATTACTGCCAGCGACCAAACCTGGGGTCAGGTAGCACTCGCAGCCGTCAAGCGTGCAGTCATCGCCAAGACGTCGAACGAGTTGCTACACGATTCGGTTATCAATGTCATTGATGATCTCGCTGTCGCAATCGGTAACGCGTTCGCTGTCCAAGAAGACAACGAACTTATCAACGGCGACGGATCGGCAACTTTTGGAGGAGAGACTGGGCTGACTGCAATGGCTGCTGGTGGAACAACCCAGTTGGCTTCATCGAACACCTCGTTCGCTGACATCACCTTGTCCGATCTCAATACGCTCGTTGGCACGATGCCTGATAAGTATTACGCATCCGCTTCGCCTGCTTGGTTGATCGGTCGCCTTGCGTGGGCTAGTTATGTCCAGAACCTAATCTATGCCGCTGGTGGTAACACCCTGAGCGACATGGCAGCGGGTGCAGCTCCTCAGTTGTTTGGATTCCCCGTTTATGTCAGCGATCAGATGCCTGCCGACGGTGCGCAGACGTTCGCGGCGTTCTTCGGAAACTTCAACGATGCCGTTGTAATCGGCGACAGAGAAGATGTCGAGATCAGCGTCTCCGAAGAAGCGTTCTGGGCGAACGACATCACAGCGGTCAAGGGAACGACTCGCTACGATATTAACGTCCACGACGTCGGTGACGCCAGTGATGCCGGTGCAGTCGTTGGTTTGAAAACTGCCGCAAGTTAGTTTTGATATGGGGAATTACGGAATGACGATTCGCTTAAAATTTGAAAAAGAGTGGAGAGCGTATCGCGCTTCCGAAAGTTACGACGTACCGAAGCCGCTGGCTGACATCCTTGTTAGTCGCGGCTTCGCCGTTGTAGCACCGAAACCAAAACCAAAAGCACGCAAGCGAAAGAAGTCCCCTGATGGCAATGACAAAAACCCGTGACTATGTTTCTGTTGCCGCTGTGTCCAAATGTGTCACAATCGAGGATGCAAAATTACATCTCGATTTGGACGATAGCTACTACGATTCGCAACTGGATCGATTGATCGACGTATGCACGCGGCGTCTAGAGCAGGACACAAGACGCAGCCTCGTCACGCAGACGCATGTCCTGTCGATGGACACGTTTCCATCTAATGGAATCATCGAACTACCGACAGCACCCGTCCAGAGCGTGACCAGTGTGACGTACGTCGATACCGCTGACGCAACCCAGACATTCACCGAATATACCCTCGATTCAAACAACACGCCGAGCCGTCTAGTTCTCAATGATGGCGAATCGTTCCCCACAGTGCGAGGACACTACGATGACGTCAAGGTGACGTATGTGTCAGGATACGGCTCAACTGTCGCGAGCGTCGATCCTGTGGCGAAGTTTGCAATTTTAATGCTCATAAGTCATCTATTCAACTCGCCATCGGTCACAGCACACGGATCGGTCAACATTGTGCCGATCGGATACGAGTCTCTAATTGATTCGCTCAAATGGGGGCAATATCCGTAATGCGACGAATGAAACAACGCATCACAATCGAGAAGCGATCGACCAGCGTTGACGACGCAGGTCAGCAGTCCACGACATGGAGCGAGGTGCGGAATTGCAACGCGGACGTATGGGATCGCGGTGGCACACAGACGAAGATGGGAACGCAGGAGGTCGGCATCATCGACACGGTGTTAATCATTCACTACCCGCGAGAGGACGAGTTCCCGACGCCAGAGATGCGGGTCAAATACGATTACTTTAATCGAAGTCGAACGCTCAACATCATCAGCGTCCAGCACCAAGACGCCAGAGCCAAAGAGCTTTGGCTGTACTGCAAGGAGGACGTCTGATGCCTTCAATTGGTGGCGACAAAACCAGCGCATCGATCTCGCTATCAGGCTTGCCGGAACTCGACGCAAAGTTCGACAAACTTGAGAAAAAGCTGCGGACGAGCATCGGCAAGAAGGCACTACGCCAGGCGAGCAACGTCACGCTAAGATATGCGCGACAGTACGTACTAAAAGATACAAAAAAATTGTCGAAGGGTATCAAGGTGAAGGGTGCTGACCTCGGGCGAGAGGCGAGGAAAGCTGGCAACTTTGGCATGAAGGTCGGCATCCCGAAAGCACAAAGGGAGAAGCTGCATTATTCCGTCTATGTTGAGTTCGATCCCTCATACGGCGACGGCGCACCGCTTCGATTTATGAAACGTGCAATTATTGCCAGCGAGCCGGAAGCGAAAACAATATTTATATCCAAACTGCAAGAGCTAATCAGATCAGAAGAAACGAAGGCGGTGCCTAGTGGCTGATATTGGCGTCGGACTCAGAACGTATTTGCTCACCAAGTCGTCGATCACCGATCTCGTCGGCACGCGGGTCTATCCATCTGCATTACCACAAAATGCCGACCTGCCTGCGATCGTGTATGACGTCATGGGCGGCTCCCCTGATGACGTGCTGACGGGTTCTAGTGGTTCCTATCGTGCAGTCATGGACGTCGAGTGCATCAGCACAAACCACATCACCAGCAACGACATCGCCGAACAGGTGCGGCTGGTCACACAAGGATACTTCGGAGCGATGGGCGACGAGCAAGTCAACGCGTGCAGATTGCTCGGACGCTTCGAATCGTATCAGAACCCGATCGACGGCAGCGATCTCGGTCGGCATGTTGTCGCAATAAGTTTAGAAATTACTCACAATCAGACCATACCAACTTACTCCTAGAAGGGACGAATAGATGACTCTCAAAAATTACAACGCACAAGGGGCTGCCGTCAGTTTTGGAACCTCCGGCTTGACGGGAAAAATACTCACGGTTTCAAGCGTCGATCAATCGCGAGACGTGCTGGACATCAGTGATCTATCCATCGCGGCAGGCGGTGCAAAAAAATCTATCCCTGCTGACATTTACGACGCAGGCTCCGTCGACGTGGAGTTCTTATTTTCCTCGCTGCAAGTGCTTCCCGATATTAGTGCGGTAGCCGAGACGATAACGATCACTTTTCCGAAAGCTAACGCGGCGACAGGTGGCGCGACGTTTACGGGAACGGGTTTCATCAGCAGTCGGTCGACCACTGAGTGCAGCGTCGGCGGCGTGATGCAGATGAGCTGCACCGTCACCTACGACGGCGAAACTGCTCCAGCTTATGTTATTGGTTCCTAATCAACAAAGGGGATAATTGATGAAAGACAGAATTACTATCGACCTGCATCCATGCACGAAGGTCGATCCGGAATGTGCTGCTGACCAGATGGCGATATATCTCGACGGTGATCTGCTGATCGGGTACGCGTCGAATGTCGAAGGCGGCTGTATCAGTTTGATTGTGACGTTTGACGATGACGATGTTCCAGTGATCCGCGAAGCGGTGAGCAAACTGGTCGGCGTGACGCATGGAACCGTCGGCATGGTTCCGGACGTCCCTGATGATCTACTGGATGAAGAATACGACGACGAAACTGACGAAGAACTCGAAGACGAGGGGAGTCTCGATGATGAAGATAGCGAATAGAAACGCGTTGCTCAAATTATGCGAGCGACGCTATATCGATTTAGAACTAGCAGACGCGGGCGTCACTGTCCGCATCCAAAGCCTCAGCGAAAAGGAAAAATCAAGTTATGAAACGCGATTAATAGCAAAAAGCGGGCGTGGCATTTTACGCGATCGCTTGCAAGATGCAACGCGTCGCCTGATCGCATTATGTCTTGTCGATGAAAAAAACGAACGAATCTTTTCAGACTCGGACGTCAATCAGATCGGGGAGATGGACAGTTTTGTATCCTCGCGGATATATGACGCGGCTCAGGAACATTGTGGATTCAATAAGAACGACATCGAATCCACAGTAAAAAACTCAAGCGAGATAGACGTCGTAGATTCGCCATCCGATTAGCATTGCACCTCGGATTTGTGGACGTCGATCTCATGTTAAGCATGATTACTCCGGAGCAGTTTCAGGAGTGGCTCGCCTTTGGTTTATACCTTGAGCCGTTCGGGTCGGATATTGAATGGATTAAAACGGGGACGATCGCCTCGATGATATACGCGGCGAACGGTGGCAAGGGCGAAGGAACCCGACCCTCAGACTATATACCAAACAGAAAACGCAAACGCGGCAGCGTGTCCAACTTCCAGAAGATGGTCGCTGCCAAGTATGGAAAGGACTCAGATGGGAACCGTCGCGACTCTAGCCGTTAATGTAATCGCGAATACTGGCGGTTTCAAAAAAGGACTAAACAAGGCAGAGGGTGAGTCCAAGAAGTTCGGCAAGTCAGTCGGCAGCGGTGGCGCGGCTGGATCGCTTTCTAAGTTCGTCCCTGTATTGGCACTGGCGACAGCGGCAGCAGCAGCCGCAGCGGTCGCTTTTCGAGAAGTCGGGGCGGCGTTCGCTCGCATAGATGAGTTGTCTAAGAAGGCGAGCAGACTGGGGATCGCCAGCCAAGCATTAAAAGAGTTGCAATATTCCGCAGAGCTGGCAGGCGCGTCCGCTGACGTAATGAATGACACGCTCAAGACATTACAGAAGAATATGGGCGACGCAGCGATGGGAACCGGCGAGGCTGCGTCATCGATGAAGATGCTCGGATTAGATGTCGACACGATCGCGAAAATGCCAGTAGATGAGCAATTCAAAACTATCGCCGACTCGATCTCGAAAATTGAAAGTCCATCTCTGCAAGCTGCACTATCGGCGAAGATATTTGGTGAATCTAGTCAGCAGTTAATGGACGTTATTCGTGGCGGTAATGCTGCGCTGGACGAAAACGCCGAACGCCTCAAACATCTGCAAGGGACGATCGACGACTCAGATAATAAAGCCGTCGCGGATATGTACGACGCGTGGACTGATGTCAAGATGGCGATTGAGGGACTCTGGGAGCAGGTGTCTGTCATGTTGGCGCCAGCTCTTGAATGGCTCGGTCACGTAATTGCGGAAGTCATTGCATGGGTCGCTCGTATGGTTGAGTGGTTTCGAAAGTTGGACAATGTGTGGATCGGATTGGTTGCCGTCGCCAGTCCTCTCGTCGGTGCGATCATGTGGGTCGCGGACGCGTGGAGCGATGATGAGGAAATTATCAAAAAGGTTACAGAGGCAACCAAAGATAATGGCATCGAAACATTAAGGGCAATGGAAGAAGAACAAAAGGCAATCGAGGCGGCTGCGAAGGCACGCGAGGAACTCGAAAAGAAGGGCGTCGCGTTGACTGCATCGCTGCGTAATCCGATGGAGATGTACAACGACACGATCGGCGATCTCAATGCGATGCTCGACGCGGGTGCTATTAGTTGGGAGACATACGGTCGAGCCGTCGCAAAGGCTCAAGAAGACATCAAGAAATCGGAGGAGTTCAAAGCGAAAGAGATCAAGGTCGCAGAGCGTCAGGCTGTCGGTGTGACCCTACGCGGTCGCGGTGCGTTCTCGATCCAGCAGAAGCAACAGCGAACCCTCGAAAAATTACGCGAAGAAGAACGGCAGCAACTCAAGCAACTGAAACAGCAGACCGCACTCTTGCAGCAGCTAAATAATAATGTACAGACCGGAACGGTGGTGACAATCTAATGGCAGTTGTATCGGTTAAGACATTACATGACGGATGGAGTGGCTCGTTCACGTTTCGAGAAGTCCCCGCGTTTTCTGTTGTCTATCTCGTTGAGGTTGATGATCCTGAGGACGGGAATCTTTTAGTCGTGGACGCTGATGGCATCCCGAAAATTGGATCGGCGTACAGCGTTGGGCAAGACTTCCACGCTGGCGTCAGGTGTAAGAGTCTCAGCACAGCCCCCGTCGCGGGAACTCGAAATCTGTGGCAAGTCACCGCGAGTTATGGAAAGTCAGAAAAGGGCGACGATCCGACTGATGGTGTCACTGAAGACGGCGAAGCGACTGACGATCCGCTGAAGTTCGCGGTCAGTATGTCGTATTCGTCAACCCGTGTCACGCGTGACGCTATTCTGGGAACCTATCTAGGACAATATCACGAAAACGGGGCAGGGGCGGTATATGTTCAGCAAGGCTTTAACGATGGTAACGCTCCCCCCGAATTTCATGATGTCGTAGAGTGCAAAGGGGGATTTATCGACAACGGGCGAGCGATCACTAATTCAGTTTTTCGACCGTTCGATCCACCGCCACAAATGGAATACAACAGGATGAACGTGAAGATTAAATGGAATCAGCTCAACAGTCCTAGAAAACTTCTCCCTTTTATAAACAGCGTCAATAGTAAATATCTAATCATGAATGTCTTCTACCACTGGGACGACGAATTTGGTCTTGGTCGGGCGTCAAGCGGGCAGGTACATATTCCGCCATATACGGGGCGAATAATGGGAATAACAGTTACTCCAAGTAAAACCAATGGTATCGGTTTTCATGATTGCGAACTAGAAATCGAAATAGATAAAGTTTTTCGCTGGCGGCTAGAGATTCTAGATCGAGGGTACGCGACTCTAAACGCGGACAAATCTTTCAGCACGTCAGCAGGGGGAACGGGCGTTCCTGTCACAGGCTCAGACATAACAGAAGACGGATTCGCAAATCGTGAACCTGTTTTGCTCGACGGAAAAGGGCAGGAATTGGTCGTCACGGATCAAGATGCGGTCTATCTCGTCTACGGCGTATACTGTGAAATGGACTGGCACGATATAGACTTAAACCAACCCAAAAGATTAAAGGACTTAGACAACTAATGGCAGATAAAATTTGGACAGGGGCGACCGATGGAGATTATGGCACAGCAGGGAACTGGTCGCCGTCAGGCGTGCCAACGACTTCCGATTCCGTTTATCTCACACAAGATTATTCGGTGTCAATCACAGCGGGACTCGACCAGTCGGCTGTCGCAATCGACAAATTCGTCGTCGATGGATACACAGGCAAGATCGGAACGCTCGCGTTGGGGTATCTTCAAATTGATCCCGATTTGTTCTCGTTCAAGGGGTCAGACGTATCGTTTATCGACATAGGCTCTGCGGCGATTGATCTGGACATTCGCTCGACTGCTGGCGGCGGTTCGACTCGCGGGCTATATCTGAAGGGTTCGGCGATCGCTGTCCTGTCATTGATTCGCGGCGACGTGGGTCTGGCTCATCAATACGGCGAGACATCCACAGCCGCGACGATCCGCGTCACAGGTGGGACGCTCGTCTGCGGCACAGGATGCACGCTGACGACTGTTGACGCGTACGGAGGCACTACCAGACTCGGAGCTAACGTCACGACGCTCAACGCGTACTCTGGCAACGTCTCAACGTCATCGACTGCGGCGATCACGACGCTCAATGGATACGGTGGAACTGTCACGCACAACGGAACGGGAACCATCGCGACCGCGAACCTTGAAGGTGCGACGCTCGACCTCACTGATAGCGGACTGGCGAGAACAGTGACGACGCTCAACCTGAAAGCGAACGGGATTATTGTTTACGATCCGGCGGTCATCACGATCACGACGCAGAACGAGGCAGATGTGCCGGTCAGGATCAGCGCGAATAATGCCTAGAGGATACCTGATAGATTCGGACGGGATCAAGCGACTGCGCGAGGATCACGAAATTCTATACAAGCGGGTTGTTCAGCTTGAACAACGTATGCGCGGCGCGGGTGCTATCGGTGCAGGCGTTCGCGTTACTGCGCAGTTTGTCAAAGTCTCCGAGCAGATCGAACAACGCGTCACGACGACGCTCGGCAAGGGCAAAGCAGAGCTATACAAAATAACCAAAGACGCCGCAGACGTTGCGACCTATGCGGCGGTTCTCGACGCGGCAGGCGATCCGGCTGAGGTCGATGTATACAACTCGTCACTCGTTCCGGTTCCAGTAGATGCCTTTATCCGTATATCAAGAGACTTTAGCAGCGGAGTCTGGATGACTGGCGAGATGCAGACAGCAGTCGCGAAGGCTGATTCGTCAGGCGTGACAGCTCGCAGCGGCACGACAGCGGGCAGCGGAACCGTGTCGGTCTATTCTATCGTTGCAGGAGTCCTGACGGACACGACCGAGACACTGACCGCGTATAACCTCAGCGCGACAGCAGTCGCCAATAATGCCTACATCACGATCAAGAGATGTTCGCTCGACGAGGAGTGGATCGTCGACGCGGAGGATTGTGGATAATGAGCCTCAAGTTGTCTCCTGGTTGTACGTGTTGCGGTGGCGTACCACCATTCTATAACGTCTGCATCTGCGGCGATACGGTGCAGATGGTTTTGATATTCCAAGACGAAGCAGAAACCATTTATTCCCCTTCTGGCACAGTTGTTTGGGATGCTGACGTCGCTGACTGGGAAGCTAAGATATTACTTTTTGGCGCGCCAGAATATGCCCAACTCTGTCAGGTCTGGCAATACGGCGCGACGGTTGCACCCAACGAGGCGACATCTGTCTGCAAACCGTCGACGCGCAACATGCCGGACGGATGGACATGGGATGACCTCGTTAGATCACCGACCGAGGCACAATGCAAGGCGGTCTATGATTCGGCAAAAGGTGGAGCCGGTGTCGACGATCCGACGGGTGTCGTGTTGCTCGGTGTTGACAATTCGGGTTCTATGACAATCGACACATTAGGCGCAGGGTTCTCAGATTTTAAGGATTACCTGACCTCTATCAGTGTCGAATGGGAGCAGGTTTTATTTGGTAGCGAGCGATGGGTCAAACTGACAACCGACGAATATACCGATACCGTCGGCGGCTATACGCCTGCGGAGGTCGACATCACTTTCACGGGATTAGAGAACGGATCGGACTGCGATATTTGTGAGGAATTAGTCGGAGATTTTACTTTGACCGATCCTGTGCAATTGACGGACGCAGGCGGTCGATTCGCCTCGGATGGATGGAGTGGCGATGCTTGGTCAAGAGCCGCAGATGTGCCATCAGGAACGACCCACGCGTGCGTCTGGAAGTATGTCAATATTGATTATTGCGAATGGAGTTATTCGTCTGGATCAGCACCCGACGACGTTGTAAAACGGTTCGACATTCGCGGATTCCTGATTGCACGATTTAGAATCAGCGATACGGACTACAAATGGCGAATCATAGTTTTGTATCAGTTGTTCCTCAGCTGCGAAGTCATGGGCATGACTGACGAGACGTGGGTCAATTCGGGTTGGTATTGGGAGCATGGCGAAAACAATCCCAAATGTACTTTGAACGGATTGGAGTCATGGACGGCAAACTTTCCAACGGCGTCGCCTCTGCTTAGTGTTTATTGCAGCGACACCCACGAAGCAAACTTCTCCGATTGGTGCGATTTTGCCCTCGTCTTGAACAACGCGGAGACGTCCTGATGGACTGCAATTTCAAACCATACAAGGACGGCGTGCGGTGTGTGAACTGTGACAAGGTAAAGCCACGACCCACCAGACGCAACTGCGACGCGTCTGACGGACTCGGAGAACGTATTGCAGGATTTATAAAGGCGACCACTGGCATCAAGTCGTCGAGCTGCGGCGGCTGTCAGGGACGTCGCGAAGCACTCAACAGAATGACCGCCAGACGGCGACGCAAAAAGGAGAAACGTAATGGGACGTAAGAAATTCGATCGCGGTGGGTATTACGCCGACCGCAAAGAAAACAAGTCGAACGCCAAAGCAGAGAAAACCGAATTAAAAATTCGCCTGGCTGAAGCGAAGTCGAAGAAACGCAAGTGGCTCGCGATCCTGCTCGGACTCGGCATCGCAATATATTTTATCGTCAGCAGCGGGTCGGGGATGTCGGTGCTGAATACACTAAAGGGATTTTTACCAACAGGAGATTAACCATGTTTGCAGAACTCAAAAAAGCATTTACATCAAAGCGGACGATCGTCGCGGTTCTCACCGCGCTACTCGTTGCCGTAAATAGTCAACTGGCGACGCCGCTGCTCGATGAGGACACGCTGCTCAAAATAGTGGGAATAGCGTCGGCTCTGATTGTGGGTGATTCGCTTCGACCCACTGTGCCGAAACCCGCCGCAACAGAATGAGCCGTTTTGAATTGGCAACACTGACCGAGTAAGATAATCAGACAGCGGCGGTTTTTCATTACCTGCCTTTCCGTCGCTTTGGGGTTCGTCCGTTTGCTCATTTCGGACGAATCCCTTTTTTATTAAAAGCCTAGACCATGCCTGAAAACAAAAAGATACACGAAAGCCTCGACGAGCTGCGTGACGCGATCGTCAACATGGACAAGCGACTCGAACGAGTGCATTGCCAGATCGATCCCCTGGTGAAGCTAATGCAGGGCAACGGCAAGGAAGGGCTGCCGACGAGGTTGACCGTGACCGAGCAGCGGTTGAGCGTGATGGAGAAAAGTGCGTCGTGGGTTATGCGGCTGACGGTCACGACCCTACTGTCTGCGATCGGTGCTGTCGTTTATATGCTCTTGAGCCGCGTCTAGCTGATGACGGTATCGCTGCACTCGTCATCCTCGTCAATCATCGCTCGCCAGTCTGCGTTATGCAGGTTGTACGTCCTGCACCACGCCTCCGCGAGTTGGTGGCTCGCGTGGTACGAATATTCGATCTCGCGAGTTTTCGTACAGACCCGCCGCACGCGGACTTTGCCGCGCTTCTCACTATCTCTCATTTCTCAAGCCAATCCGTCAGGGTGTGCAATAAGATATTCAGACGTTTGACATAGTACACCAAACGGAGAGCGTGATGCAATACGAAACATCCCAGACGTCCGTCCTGATTTATCGTACAGCCTGCCGGTCTGCTGTATAGGTTTCACTACATCAGGAGGTCAACGCGTCGACCACGCTGCTGCCTTTGGTGGTCAACGCTAACGCTAATGCGTTATTGTGTCCCGTGTATCGCTGCGTGGTTCGCGTGCTGGCGTGTCCGAGTACACTGGCAACGCCTTCAAGCATCGCGTTGTCGCACTTTGTGCCGGTCGCGAATAAATCGCTCACGACTGAGAGCATATGATAAGCGAAGAAGTGGCGGCATTGATAAGGAATCCAGTGATCTATTTGAGCCGCTGCACAGCCTCGCTTGACGTTCTCGCGGAAGACGCGAGTCCGCAAACCTGTCGCGGGATACTTGCCGCTTGCATCGATCCACGTTTTCATAGATGTCGACGGTCGTGCTTTGCTCCTGCCTAGAATCCAAGATTCTTTTGTAGTGAATAGAACATCAGTATTTGGCGTTGGTCGCATACTCTGCCACCGGCTGAGAAGCGTCTGCACATCCTGCCGAAGATAGATGACGCGCGTTTTGCCTTTGTGATCCATCTTGTGAAACTCTGGGTTATACTTCCAGAGTTCTTCGCTGGTGTCGATCGCCGTCCATTGTATATTACACAGTTCGCCAGGACGCATCCCCGTCGCCATGAGAACCTGAACCATTATATTGACCATAGGATTGAGATGCGGGAGCGTCGCCTTGACGTCCTCGATACAAACCGCGTCGCGAATCTCAGGCTCTTTCAATTTCGGGTATTCGCTCGTCGTGATGTCGGCGAGACTATCGACAGCCGTCTTGCAGTCCAGCGGCATCAACCCGCGAGAGACGCCGTACTTGATGAAACAACGCACAGCGGAGAAGTATCGTTTAAGTGTCGTCGTCGTCAGGTCGCGATCGTTTGCCCAGCCTTCGCGGATCGTGTTGAACGTCAACACAGTCAGTGAGGAGGGATGATCGCCCATGTAAGGAGAGAACGCCTCAGCGAGCAGTCTGATCGTCGCACGCGCCTCCTCTGCTGCCTTCTCGATCCTGTCCTGATTGCCTTTGACCTTGCTCGACTTCTCGATCAGGTGCAACGCGTACGCTTTGAGAACCTCCGCGATCGTGTTGCTTCCGGCTGGCGTATTTTCGCGAGCCAAAAACTCCTTCTTGAATTGCTTGTATGACGCCTTCAATTCGGCATCAATGCCGTCCTCGGTGTATCTGCCTTTTAGATATGTTTGCTTTGTCCTGTTCAATCGGACGTAGCCTCGATCGACGCCCTTGTGTCTGCATAACTTCGGAACTGGTTTCGTTTTAATAGTCATCAAGCACCTGCCTTATCGTTAAGTTAAGATTTTAAGTGTGTGTAATTTACACACATTGTGTTGCCAAAATCTCTAACGTATAGGCTTTTTTTGTTTAAGTGTCCCTCATCGCCCATTAGAATAGAACGAGAAACAGCCTATTTACTAGAGCGAGCATTTAACACTACTATGCTCGTGTCGTCCTAATATGGTAATGTTTGCACGTTGTAAATGCAATAACAAAACATATAAGGACTATGCTTTATATATCGGCAAACATACGTAATGTGTGTAAGGAATGTGTGTAAAAATATCGGGTGATGTGTGTAAACTTAAAACCTGATATTCTAGCCGCCTAGATACCGAGTGCGGCATCGATCCAGCCTGCGTCCGCTGCGCTGCAGAAGTTCGCACAGTATGCCATACCTGTCTTAAATGTTTTTCGATGGGTGACGAGGATCGTCTTAACGCCGTTGTCCTCCATCTTTGTCGCGATCGCGTCGAGCCGTGTCGCCATCTCTGCCATCTCGCCTGATGCCAGCTTGAGCTGTGCAGTCGTCATTTTTACCGCTTGTCTTGTGACGCTCATTTCTTCATTACCTTATTTGTTTAATTTTCGAGGCTCTTTTCTGCTCATATTTTAATTACCTATTAGGTGGATATTCTACAAAATGGGCAAGCGGTGCAACGGGAAAAAAAAGACAAAAAGTAGAAAAAAAATATGTTGACAGAAACGCGCCGACCAAGACAATTTATTTATACAACACGCCATAACGCGTCGTGGCACGTCGTGCCGCGTAGAATCAACAGGGGAGCAACAATGACAATTGACGTATTTGACGAAACCAAAACGATGACACTCCGCGAGGTCGCTGACACGCTCGGCGTCTGTCTCTTGACCGTTCGAAAATGGACGCATACAGGACTCCGATCGGTCAAGTGTGGCGCGAAAACTGTGACCAACATGGACGAGGTGAACGCATTTCTCAATTCTAAACAACCAGCGAAGTCAAAGAAGGTTGCCGCAACGGTCGCGGAGATTCAAAACCTAATCAAGTAAAGGCAGGAAGCCGATGGCAGGTAAATTCTTAGACGGTGCGCGACGCTTCGCGTTCGATCGAATCAAATCGCACGAGGGGCAGACGTGTCGCGAATTGGAATCGCGACGATCGCACGAAGGTCACGCGATACCAGAGGGAACGATCCGCAGACGGGTCGCGGAGCTGGTCAGCACTGGCTACATCAAAAAAGGGGAGCGACGAACGTGCGAGGTCACTGGACGACTCGCTGCAACTTTGTGGACTGTTTAAGCAGTCCCTTTTTCATGGATGGAATGATGTCAAAACCTATCAGCTTCGACGAAGCCTCGCGGATCAAATACCTCAGACGACAGGGCTGGTCTTATCACAAGATCGGGCGCGACCTCGGTCGCAACCCTGCGAGCTGCCTGCGAATCTGCACAGGCGAACGCGGAGCATTGATGAAGCAAAAGGCGTGGAGGTGCGGTGGCTGTGGTGCGATGATCTGCAAGCCGAAGTGCCTCGCTTGCGAAATGAATCACACGCGATTTATCAAACGAAGCAGAGAAGGCGCGAGCCGTTGGTCTACGTTGATTAACGATCGAACTCGTGCAACGAAGAAGATTAATAAATTTCAATAAAGGGGAATAGTGATGACTTTATCAAGAGGCATAAAACCAGAAGACGTCAAACCGCGACGATTAAAAATGATGGTCAGCGGTAACGCTGGCAGCGGTAAAACATTCGGAGCATTAGGTTTTCCGAACCTGTTTTTCATTGACACCGAAGGCGGTGCGACCGAACCAGAATACACGGCATCACTCCAGAAGTCCGGTGCGTTGTACATGGGAATCGACGAGGGATCACAAAACGCGATCGATGTCCTAGAAGCGTTTCGTGACCTGCACGTCAAACAGCACGACCGGCTCACGGTCTGCGTCGACTCATTAACGAAGTGGTTCAATATGCAGGTGCAGGAAGCCACAGAACGCGTCGGGTCTGAATACGGCATCGATAAAAAGGAAGCATTGCCCTGGATGCGGAAGCTGATCCGATACATGGACTTGATCGACATGAACGTGATTTTAATTTGTCACTCAAAAACAGCATACGAGAACGGACAGCCAGCAGGCACGACGTTCGACTGCTGGGACAAGCTCGAGTATGAGTTGGATATGTGGCTCGAGGTGACTCGAGAAGGTGGCAAGCATATCGCGACGGTTCGTAAGTCACGCGTCGCAGCCTTTCCACTAGGTCACCGCGTCGACTGGAACTTTGACAGCCTCGCGGACATCTATGGAAGGGCTGACGTCGTGAAGCAGGCGAAGCCAGTGGACAACGGCGAACTACTCAAGGGTCTAATCTCGAAATTCTCGATCGACGAAAAGACGGTCAAGAGATGGACGGATAAGGCAGGCGTGAAAAATGTGACAGAACTTGACGACAAGCAGACGGCTCTCTGTGTTGATTGGATCAACAACAACGCCGCTGCATAATTTTTTGAAAGGTAGGTAATTATGATTAAGCAACGAAAACGAGTGACAACGATAGGGATTCTCAACGCGTCGAATTGGGTGCGTGAGAACGTCCACCAGTTGACCGATCTGGAACTGACGCAGGCGAAATGGTGCGAGAAGCTGTCGGAAGGGTCAGGCGAGTCGCTGACGATCCCGACGGCGATCGAAATTCTTGAGGCGTGCGGAGTTCGTACAGGTCGCCGATCACCAGAGGAGACTCTGGGAAGCCGCGTGCTGATGCTTGAGCAGCAGGTCGTCGGATTATTACGAGAGATTCAATCGATGCAAGCCGACAAGCCTGAGCCGGTCAACGGTGACGGGCAATTGTTTCCGCGAGTCTTCGACGCTGAAAGTGAGGTCGATTGTGAACTTTCCAGAATGTGAACTGGCAGACAATCCTGTCCTCAACATGCTCCGCGTCAATAAATGGATTCGTGTCAATCTTGATCGACTCTATCTGTTGACGCATACGGTCGACCATTGGCAGGAGTTGATCGAGGAAGGGTCTGGCGTCACTGTGCCGCTGGACGTTGTTGAGAAGTTATGTCGGATCAATAGACTGACAACTGTAAAAATTTTGAAAGGGGATATTTGATGTTGATAACAAAAGACTGGGCAGATGATGACGGCGGTGGGACGTTCCTACTTCCAGAGGGAAAATATTCTTTTGAGGTCGCGAAGGCTGAGAAGGGAAAGAGCAAAGCCGGAAACGATATGATAACGATAACCTTGCACGTCTACGACGGCAAAGGGGGAGCGAAGGTGTTCGTCTACGACTGGCTAACCTCGGCGTTCAAAAAGAAGGTTGTGGACTTCTGTCGCTGCGTGGGTCTGGCTGATCTGGTCGACGGTGGCGAGTTGACTCCCACGAGATGCCTCCAGCGGACGGGTGAGGTTCATCTCATTCAGGAGGAGTATGAGGGGACAACTCGCAACAAGGTCGACAGGTACGACTACACGACGCCGCAGAAGCTACCAGAGGGGGACGACATCCCGTTTTGATTAGTTCTAACTATTTTGGCTGCTTCCAGATGCTCGGAAGTCGACGCGATCAGATCATCGATGTCATCGCAGACAATGACTGCGAAGCCTTAAAGGAATACCGACGCATCTGGCAGCGTGCCAGGGGAACGACAGACGTCTTCAACGGCTGGCTATTTGAGCGACGCGGGCGGCTGATATTCAGGACGACAACAGTACACGATTTTAATGATTGATGAGGGTGGTGGACATGAGTGGCTGGGTAAAAACGCATCGCGATATATTAGAAAGCGGCGTCTGGAGAGACGCAAAGGCGTACAGGGTTTTTAGTTGGTTATTGTTAAACGCGAACTACAAAGAGAGAACGCTGCTCAACGGCTTGACGCTTAAAGCTGGTCAACTTTGCACGTCTCGCGCACGAATTGCGGCGGGTTGTTTCATGCCAAAAGCGACCGTAAATCTGGTATTGAGACGGTTAGTAAATGGTAACTGTATCGTCACCAAAGCGAACAGCCGAGGAACAGTGATTGGCATTATAAATTGGGGGAAATATCAACACGACGAAGACACAAGCGGACAGCAAACGGACAGCAAACTGTCCGCCGACTGTCCGCCCGCTGTCCCAGAAGAAGAAGGTAAGAAGGGAATAAGGGAAAAACTAAGTATATGTCCGCAATCCGACGGATTGCAGACGCTCAACGGGTCAAAGGACAAAATATCATACTCGGCAGACTTCGAGCAATTCTGGCAAACCTTCCCATCTCGTCGGAAAACAAAAAAGCGGAAAGCGTTCGCAGATTTCAAGAAGGCGATCAAACGCGTCGACTTCCTGACCCTGATGGCAGCGGTCGAAGAATACGCGAAATCAAACAAGGGACGCGGTGAGTTCTGCCAGATGCCGTCGACGTGGCTCAATGGCGATTGTTGGGAAGACGACCGAGCGAGCTGGGACGAGGGGACACCGATCCCAGTGGCACGCAAACCGAGGACACCGGAGCAATCGCGATTACAGGCAGCAGAGACGCGGCTTGTCGCGATGCGGTCTGAGTTTATGAGTATGCCGCAGGGCGACGACCGTGAAGCCGCTGTCGCTGAGTGGAGACGCTGCAAGGAAATCCTCGCGAACATGGAGGGGGAACCATGCAAAGCAAACTAACAAAGATACTACTCGCGACCGCGTTCCTGCCTGCTGCGATCTCGTCGTGGTTTATTTATTGCCAGATGACCGCGACGGTCACGTCCTACGTGTTGAGCGTTGCCTTGTTTGTATTTATCTGGCTCCTGCTGTTTGCGGTACAGGCTGCCGTCCTGATCGTCTGCGGGTACAGCGTCAACGGATCACCAAATTAATCAATTGTTTTTTGAAAGGGTTGAAAAGATGAGAGCGAGATTTATCAAAGAGGGACGACGACAGAGGGTGATGGTCAGGACGAACAGCACGACGGCACTGTGCGCCGTTGCCGATACGCTGAAAATGTCAGGAATGATCGAAGTGGGTTTTATTCGCTTCTGGATGCACGTCGTCAGACCTCGACGCGTGAAGACATACGAGCCAAAGGTCAAGGTCAAGGCGAATAAATGAGCGACCCTGTAAACCAGCCGAGTCATTACGTCGTCGGCGGTCTGGAAATGTTTGAAACCTTCCGCACCGTTTACGGCGATCAACCTGCGCTCGGGTTTGCACTTGGCAATGTCTGGAAGTATTCATGGAGAGCAGCGAACCAGAACGCGAAGCACTCGGACAGGTCGAAGCAGGTCGAGGACTTACGCAAGGCGGCGAAGTATATCGAGTTCGCGATCGGGATTCTGGAGGCAGGTAATGGCGAATGAAAAGAACACAGTCGCACATCGTGACGGCAATCAGCCGGAGGACTTGACGCCTTGCTGCGGTGAGCAGCCGCGACAGGGCTGGTCGTTTATGGGTTCGTTTATCTGGTGCAATCAGTGCGGCGATAAAATTCACAGCAGCACGCTCGACCAGTGGGAACTCGGCGAGAAGTGGAACGAACGAAAAGAGGACAAGCCAGAAGCCAAGACGGTGATCTGTCGACAGTGCAACGGCACTGGCAAGACGCGATTCTCGCCGAGGTCGATCACAGAGATAAAAGCACGATGTTCGTCATGCAATGGCACAGGCGAGATTCAAAG